AATCGACTTTGGTGGTGGCGAAGCCGATTCCGAAGACGCTGGGGACCACGATGCGAACCTCGCAGAGTTTATGGAAGATTCTGAGCTTGGCACGCTTGCAAATGAGCTCGTAGACGGGTTTTTAGCCGACCAGACCAGCCGCAAAGAGTGGGCTATGGCCTATGTAAAGGGTCTGGACCTGCTTGGTATGAAGATTGAGGACCGCACGCAGCCGTGGATGGGCGCATCAGGGGTGTATCACCCCATGCTGTCCGAAGCTGTGGTGCGTTTTCAAGCCCAAGCCATGGGTGAACTGATGCCTGCCAGCGGCCCCGCCCGCAGTAAGATCGTGGGCAAGATTACACCTGAGAAAACGCGCCAAGCCTACCGCGTTGAGCAGGAAATGAACTACCAGATCACGGAAGTGATGCCCGATTACCGCAATGAGATGGAACAGATGCTGTTTCGTCTGCCTTTGGCGGGTTCAGCCTTCAAAAAGCTGTATTTTGACCCCCTAGAGAAGCGTCCGGTGTCTATTTTCGTCCCCGCGGAGGACTTTGTGGTCTCTTATGGGGCCTCTAACCTCCGTACCTGCCCCCGCTACACGCATATCATGCGTAAAACGGCCAACGAGATCGCAAAACTGCAGTCTGTGGGTTTCTATCGGGACGTAGATTTGCCTGATCCTTCGCCGGATCGCACCGATATCGAGGAAAAATACAACGAAATTGAGGGTCAAGACCCCACGTATTTGACCGACGATGACCGCTATGTGATCCTAGAAATGCACGTAGATGTTGATCTTCCGGGCGAATTTGCCTCAGAAGACGGCATTGCGCTGCCCTACGTCATCACTATCGACAAGAGTTCTAAGACAATCCTGTCGATTCGCCGCAATTGGTACGACGATGACGAGGCCAAGAAGAAGCGTATGCACGTGGTTCACTACCCGTATCTGCCGGGTATGGGGTTCTACGGCACAGGTTTGATCCACCTGATTGGTGGACTCGCGAAGTCGGCTACGTCGATCCTGCGACAGCTCATCGACGCTGGCACCCTGTCTAACCTCCCAGCAGGGCTTAAGTCGCGCTCGTTGCGCATCAAAGGGGATAACACTCCGCTGATGCCCGGTGAGTGGCGAGATGCAGACGTTGCAGGCGGTACGCTCCGCGACTCTCTGTTCCCGATGCCGTATAAGGAACCTTCCTCCGTCCTCTATACGCTCTTGGGCAACGTGGTCGAAGAAGGACGGCGTATCGGCTCCGTAGCCGACATCTCTATCAGTGACATGGGTGGCCAAGCCCCCGTGGGTACGACCCTCGCTATCCTAGAACGCAGCCTGAAGGTTATGTCCGGGGTACAGGCGCGCTTGCACGCAGCAATGAAGGACGAGCTGCGTCTTCTGGCGAACATCATCAAAGAGTATATGCCTTCTGAGTATGACTACGAGGTTGAGGGTGACTTCAACCGTCAGGAGGACTTTGGTGGGCCCGTTGATATCATCCCTGTGTCTGACCCAAATGCTGCTACTATGGCTCAGCGGGTTATGCAGTACCAAGCGGCGCTCCAGCTCTCTCAACAGGCCCCACAGCTCTACGACCTTGGGAAGCTTCACCAGCAGATGCTGGAGGTTCTTGGTATCAAGGATGCGGGTAGCATCATCAAGTTGCCGGAGGACATGAAGCCGAAAGACCCGGTTACGGAGAACATGGCGATGCTCAAGCAGGAGCCTATCAAAGCGTTCCTGTACCAAGACCACGAGGCTCACATCGCGGTCCACCAAGCGGCTATGCAAGACCCGAAACTGCAGCAGATGATTGGTCAGTCGCCGTTTGCACAGGCTATTCAGTCCGCCATGATGGCTCATATCAACGAGCATCTTGCTATGGCGTATCGTAAGAGCATCGAAGAACAGCTTGGCGTACCGCTGCCCGCAGAGGATGAACCGCTCCCCGAGGATGTGGAAGTCCAACTGTCGCAGGTTGTGGCACAGGCCGCACAGAAGCTGCTCCAGAAGAACCAAGCCGAAGCCCAACAGCAGCAGGCTCAGCAGCAAGCCCAAGACCCGCTGACCCAGATTCAGCAGAAAGAACTGCAGATCAAAGAGATGCAGGTCCAAGGCAAGTTGCAACTTGAGGAGAAGAAGCTTCAGGTCACGGCGCAGAACAACGCGGCCAATATCGAAATCCAGCGCGAGCGTTTGGAAGCCGAGAACAAGCGTACTGGTGCTCAGGTCGGAGTGCAGCGCGAGGTAAATGACCACAAACGCGTGCTTGATCGTGCCAAGCTAGTCATGGACGCAACACGGAACACCTCAAATGGAAAGTAACATCTTCTCCGTCCTGCTCACCCGGATCAACGACCGCAAGCAGCATATCGAACAAGGTCTCGCCACTGGCGGGGCCAAAAGCTTCGAGGATTACTGTCGTTTGGTAGGCGAATATGCCGCACTGAACGATACCGAAGCAGATATCAAGGAACTAGAGAAAAGGTACATTGATCTGTAACTCAATGTAGTTTACTCCTTAACGTCATCGTAGAGTAGTTCTACGCAAGGTAACGACAGTACCTAAAACTGTTGCGGAGATTGAAATGTATACGGCTGATAAAGTCGAAGACGCAGAAGTTCTTGCGAAGCTGCCTAACCCAGTGGGCTACCACATCCTGATCGCGGTACCCGAGCTAAGTGACACCACCAAGGGTGGCGTCTACATCCCCAGCAAACTCAAGCGTGAAGAAGAAGTGGCATCCGTAGTAGGGTATGTCATCAAGCTTGGCGCGGAGTGCTACGTGGACAAGAACAAGTTCCCGAATGGCCCGTACTGTGCCGAGGGTGACTTCATCATCTTCCGCTCCTACTCAGGCACGCGCTTCAAGGTGCTGGGTAAAGAGTTCCGCTTAATCAATGATGACACTGTAGAGGCAGTCGTCGAAGACCCACGGGGGTACAGCCGCGCATGAACTTTGGTGATGCAATTGTAGCCCTCAAAGAGGGCAAGCGCGTGTCTCGCGCAGGGTGGAATGGCAAGGGTATGTGGCTGGAGCTTCAGGTTCCAGACGCTCACAGCAAGATGACGCTGCCCTATGTGTATTTGAATTACCCTGAAGACGCGCTCAATACGCCCGGTGCACGGGTTCCGTGGCTGGCTTCACAGACTGATATGTTGGCCGAAGACTGGGGGATTTTCGCATGAGTGACCAAACCGAAGACAACGGTGACGATATCGAACTGGAAATCATTGACGATACGCCAGAACCCGACCGCGGTAAGCCGAAAGCGACCGAAACTGCTACAGCAGCGACAGATGATGACGATGAAGACCTCGTAGGATATTCCGATAAGGTCAAGAAGCGCATCAACAAGCTGAAGTATGATTACCATGCTGAACGCCGCGCCCGGGAAGAAGATGCACGCCTCCGTGAAGAGGCTATCAACATCGCGGTGAAGCTGAAGGAAGAACGCGACCAGATGGCTCGCCGCCTTGAGGCGACCGAGGATGTCTCGCTCGACCAAGCTAAGCAGCGTATCGGTACGGCCCTCGAACAAGCTAAGGCACAGTTCAAGGCAGCATACGAGGCTGGTGACGGCGATGCCCTCACCGAAGCCCAACTGCGCATGACAGAGCTGAAGAATGAGGAGTCGCGGGTCAATACGTTCCGCCCGCAACGTCCGACTCAAGAGCAGCAGGTTCAGCCTCCGGCTCAGCGCCCTGCCCCGCCGCGCCCGTCAGCCCGTGCAGAGGGTTGGGCCCAGCAAAATCCTTGGTTCGGTAAGGACGAGGAGATGACTGGGTACGCTTATGGGGTCCACGAACGCCTCATTAAGCAAGGTGTTGCGCCAGATAGCGAAGAATACTATAATCAAATCAACACATCGGTTCGCCGTGTGTTTGCAGACAAGTTTGAAGACGGGAAAACTGAGGAAAAGACAGCCCGCCGTCAGATGAGTTCCGTGGTGGCTCCTGCTGGTCGTCAGACCAATTCCGCACCACGCAAAGTTGTCTTGACCTCAACTCAGGTCGCACTCGCCAAGCGTCTGGGTCTCAAGCCTGAAGTTTATGCGGCGCAACTCCTCAAGGAATCCTCCAATGGCTGAACGTACACCCCGTGCCCAAACCACTCGCGAAGCTGGCGAGCGTAAAAGTTCTTGGAAGCGGCAGTCCATGTTGCCTACCCCCGAACCCCGTGCTGGAATGAAATTCCGGTGGGTTCGCACCTCCGCCTTGGGTCAGGCTGATATGACGAACGTGTCCCGGCGTTTCCGTGAGGGTTATGTGCCTGTAAAGGCGACCGAGTTTCCCGAGCTCCATATCATGACTGATATCGACTCGCGCTTTCCTGAGAACATCGAAGTCGGTGGGCTCTTGCTCTGTGCAATTCCCGCCGAAGTTGCAGAGGACCGCGCCATTGGCCAATCCCTCGAAGCGCAAGCTCAGATGGATGCCGTGGACCGTAACTACCTCCGCGAATCTGACCCACGGATGCCCGTCCTCGCGCCGGAGCGTTCGTCCCGCACTACGTTTGGTCGGGGGTAATCCCCGAGCCACCCGAAACTAATTGTAGGAGACTCGACTCATGTCGATGGTCAACGCACCCTATGGCCTAAAGCCCGTTAAGCGGGCAGATGGCATGGCTTATGCTGGGGCAACGTCCCAGTACCTTATCGACCCCGCTGGGGCCTCGACCAACATCTATAATGGTCAGGTCGTCAACTTGAACTCCAGCGGCTACCTCGTCCTGTCCACCGGGACGGGTGCAGACGGCACCACCAACTCGCTTCCGGGCAGCGGTACGCTGACTGGCTCGCTGGGCGTGTTTGTCGGCTGCGAATATGTCAACGCTCAAGGGCAGTTGATCTTCGCGCAATACTACCCGACCGGGTACGTTGCGCCCACTGGCACTTCGATCAAGGCATACGTTGTCGATGATCCGAACGTGCTGTTCCAAGCGCAATTGGACGGCTCTGTTGCTCAGACTGCCATCGGTACCAACACCTTCTTCGCGGCGGCTCAGTCCACCTCGACGGGGAACATTCCGAACGGCAACTCGACTTCCGCGCTGGAGTCCACCGTGGTTACTACCACGGCTGCGTTCCGTATCGTCAGCATCGTATCGGCCCCGGGTGACACCTACGGCGAAGTGCTGGTGAAGTTCAATCCGGGCTATCACAGCCTGACAAACGCCGTTGGCGTGTAAGGAGGGCTGATAAATGGCAATTTCACGCGCACAGGCTCTCAAAGAACTTCTGCCCGGGCTAAACGCTCTGTTTGGTTTGGAATACAAGAAGTACGAAAACGAGCACACGGAAATCTACGAGACCGAAAACTCCGAACGTTCGTTCGAAGAGGAAGTCAAGCTGTCGGGCTTCGGCGCAGCTCCTGTTAAAAACGAAGGTTCTGCCATCGTTTATGACAACGCGCAGGAATCGTTCACGGCTCGTTATACGCACGAGACCGTGGCTATGGGCTTCGCCATCACTGAAGAAGCGATGGAAGATAACCTGTACGACTCGCTGTCGGCTCGCTACACCAAGGCTCTGGCCCGCGGTATGGCGTACACCAAGCAGGTCAAAGCTGCCTCGCTGTTGAACACGGGCTTTACCTCGTTCACCTCTGGTGACGGCGTTACCTTGTTCAACACCGCGCACCCCACCGTTTCGGGCATCACCAACGCCAACCGTCCCTCGACGGACGTTGACTTGAACGAAACGGCGCTGGAACAAGCCACGATTGATATCGCTGCGTTCAAAGACGAACGTGGCCTGTTGATCGCTGCTCGTCCCCGCAAGTTGATCATTCCGCCCTCGTCGATGTTTATCGCTACCCGTCTGCTTGAGACGGATCAGCGCGTAGGTACCGCCGACAACGATATCAACGCGATTCGCAGCAACGGCACGATCCCGGGCGGTTACGCGGTCAACCACTACCTGACCGACACCGATGCTTGGTTCCTGACCACTGACGTTCCGAACGGCATGAAGCACTTTGTGCGTACTGCTATGACGACCGCCATGGACGGTGACTTCGATACTGGCAACGTTCGCTATAAGGCTCGTGAGCGTTACTCGTTTGGTGTGTCCGATCCGTTGGGCATCTACGGTTCGACCGGGGCCTAATAGCTCTTGGTTTGAAGGGGGAGGGCCGCTTTATGCGGCCCTTTCTTTTTGTTTTGTTAGGATGTATGCTACACTTGTTCCTGACGGGATTGTCCCGACTAGCCAATGACAGGAGACCTACATGGCACTGAACACTTTCCAAGGACTTATGCGGTCCACAGGCGGCGCACCCAAAGAGTCTGGCGTTACCCCGGGCCCGTTGACGATGGCCGTTGTCGTTTCCTTCGCTGCATCCGCTACCGCTGCCGTTGTGCGCGTTGGTACCTCGGGTACCACTGGTACGCCGTTTGTACTCCCCGTTGGTGCGGTCCCGCTGTATCTGCTGACGATTGGCGGCGCTACGGGCACGAACCCCACGATTGATATGGGTTCCGCGGCTACCACAGATGGTTTCTTCAACGAAGCCGATGGTGATACCAAAGGCACGATCAATGGCGCTTCGGGCTCACTGGTCGTCGGTACGGGTTTGACTGCGCAGACTCCCGTGTACGGTATCTCGGGCTCTTCTGCCGCTGCGGGCACGTTCACTGGCGTGTTCGTCTACACGATCTACAACAACGGCGTCTGGGACGTTTAATCCGGGGGGCTTCGGCCCCCCTCCTTTCATAGGAGACTCCGATGTCTACACAAACTGACGTAAAATCCGCCCATGTTGCCGCAACAGGCTCTATGGTTTCTGGGCGTTGCCGTCTGAAAGGCTACCAAGCAATCTCTGGCGGTACTGCAGGAGACATCATCTTCACTGATGGTAGCGGCGGTGCCACCCTTCTTCGCTTTCGGATTGGGACGGGTACGCAACCTATCGGGCTTCCGATCCCCGGTGAAGGTATTCTTGCGCAGAGCGGCATCTACGTAACGCTCCCCACCAGCGCAGAGGTCACGGTTTTCTATGGCTAAGACCCCGGCGTGGACCCGCAAAGAAGGTAAGAATCCTAAAGGTGGGCTCAATGCTAAGGGCCGCGCCGCCTATAACAAGGCCAATCCCGGTAAGCCGGGGTTGAAGGCTCCACAGCCTGAAGGCGGTGCTCGTCGGGACTCATTCTGCGCCCGTATGACAGGCATGAAGAAGAAACTCACGAGTGCTAAGACGGCTAATGACCCCAACAGCCGTATCAACAAAAGCCTTCGGGCGTGGAAATGCTAGGAGAGTGACATGGCAATTGGACGCAGCGGCATGACTAAAGAGTTTTTTGGCAACCGCCAGAAAGCTAAGAAACCCAAGAAGATGGCTATGGGTGGTGTCGCTACCCCCACTGACATGATGAACACTCGCGGGCGCAACATCGCGGCTATGGCTCAGCAGGGCGGCATGAAAGAGGCTATGTCTGCTCCGTCACGTATCGTCCCCGGCGGTATGCCTCCTCGTGGTATGGGCGGTATGCCTCCTAGTGGTAGGGGCGGTATGCCTCGTCGCGGTATGGGCATGATGCCCAAGGGTCCGACCCCGCAGACCGCGAAACCTGCTATGGCGATGCCGTCGATAGGCGGTACGCCTTCAATGGGGGGCACCCAAGAGCAGATGATGGCGCAAATAAAGATGCAGCCCGCGGGGCGGCCCATGAGCACGCCTCAAGTCCAGCTTCCGATAGAGGCCCCCGCTGGAACGCCTGTACGTGACCCCAATGCCCCGGTTCCATCGCGTGCCGATCCTATGATGAAAAAAGGCGGCGTGGTTAAGAAAGCTAAGGGTGGCTCTGTCCGCGGTTGCGGCTGCGCTGTCCGCGGCACTAAAGGGGCAAAGGTGTACTGATATGCTGCGTGTTGGAACCAAAATCTACCCGAACACCGCCAAGGACAAAGTGGAAGCTTTGACTGTCACGGCCAAGCCCGAAGTCGAACCTGTGGCTAAGCCGAAACCCACACGGAAGACAAAATAACATGGGCCGC